TATCTTGAGAGATCTCTTTAATTGCGGCATGTTTACCACCACTTTTGCCAGTACCTTTGACGTACTTACCGCCGATATCCTTTGCTTTAGCACGAGCATCTTTCTCGTTGTCAAACATATGAGTTTGCTTTGCTTCTGTTTGACCCATTGACTTGACTTTTTTACGAGTGCCAATGGCCTTTGAATCATCTCTATTCATGATGCCTTTTACATCTTGACCAGGATCATCTTTACCATGATAACCTTGAGCCTTTCCAGGTGGAAGCTTCTTAATCTTACCGCCTTTGGCAAGGAATGCTTTTACTGCAGCAGAAGTATCTTCTCTTTGAACAGGTACCATACGAATTTTTGTTTTACCATTTGCATCTGTATATTTTTCAGGTTTAACATCTGCAGACTTAGCTTCTTTTTTATTATCTGGATGCCCTTTGCCGCCATCTGCTTTATTCGCCCAAACAGCTTTGCGTTGTGCGGCTGATGCATAACCTTCTCCAACCACACTTTGAGTGCGCTTAACGGCGTGTGTATCAGCATGTGCATTAGCAGAATGTTTATTACCGTATTGTTTTGCAGTGCCAGCCGCATCTTTTGCTTTAGCATGAGATGCATTAGCTTTTTCATGATTACCATTTTCAATATGAGCTGCTGCGGCTTCATGATGTTCAGCTGCACGTTGATGTGCCTTTTTTGCTCTTAAATCTTGCCTAGCCGACTTAGCAGCCATGTCATGTGCCATTGCGGCTTCTTCATGATCTCCTGCTGTGGCTTCAGCAATAAGATTTCCTCTAATTTCATCGAATGTTTTCATTACGCTAGATCCTTATCGTGGTTGAGACCACCCTTTTTCTTTTTAACAATAAATGCATTAACGCGAGCATGACCCCATTGTTGTGGAGTAGTACCTGGGCGATGGCCTGATTTCCAAGCTGCAACACCACGATTATAAACTTTTTGCAAAGTACCTACAGAAACGCCAGATTTTTTAGCTTTATCGGCTAACCCACTGGCCTCGTATAGTTTAGCGTATTCGTTAAAACCAATCATTTTGTTTCCTTATTTTTTTTAAGTGTATCTCTAATTCTTGCTCTATCTAGCATACGATCGTGTTTAATTTTATCAATTTTCTTTTCGCGATCAATTCTCTTTTTAGCCATATCAACATCTTCGCCATACATATCTTTAAACTTTTTAGTCCATTTGCTTGGCTTAGTTTTTGCGGCTGCATCTCCTGGTGCTTTTTTGTATGGAGCTGCTTTCTTTTCTGCATCAGATTTATTAGCATATGATTTAAAATGTGAAGCTCTACTTTTCTTTGTCTTCTTATCTAGACCTTTATAATATGGCTTTGGCTGTGTACCTTTTACTGCAGCTACATCTTTGTCTTGAGCTACTTTTTCTATCAATTCTACACTATCTAACCATTTTCTATATTGGCCATTTTTAGTTTCAACAATAACATAGTTACTACCGCATTGAATAATTTTTCCAATTTCAGATGTTTCTTTTATAACAACTGTATCGCCTGCAGCAAATAAATCACCATTAATATATGATTCTCTAATATCAGAAATAGGATTTAATTGAATATGATTCTTAAATTCTGTTTGTTCTTTTAGTCCCATACCCTTACGAATAGTATTGTAAATAGTTTTTGCATCTTGATTAGAAATACTTTTAGGTAAACCTTGAGAGAACGTAGTAAAATCTTTTTTTGTAGCTGCATCACGCATCTTAGATGCTGACATACCTGTAGTACCTTCAGCATCAGGATCTCTATCACCTGCACTTACAACTTTAATACTGTTAAATTTAAAATAACCATGTCGTCCTTTTTTACCATTTACTGCATTTAGCCGAACATCAAACTCTCTAATTCTATCAGAACCTACAACCATTATAACATTTTTAAATCCTTCATCATATATTTTAGATGCAACATCCATAACATTTCGTGCAGTAGGAGATGAAACAATCGAACGTGCATATTTAGGAAATGCTTTGCGAGCGAACTTTACCTTAGATTTATAATCTAATGGATTCCTATCTTTATCTTGTGATGGTGATAAGAAAATACGATACGGATTTCTACCAGCCTTTCTAGATAAAGCTGTTAAAAGTTTTTCATGGCCGATGGTTGGTGGATTCATTCTACCAAAAGTAAAATAAACCGTTTTCTCCTCTTCAACAAGAAAATTACTAAAAGAATTAATCATTTTTTGGCTTACGTCTTTCCATTTCTTTTTTACGAACGTCTTTTAATATTCTCTTTGACATGCGAGCAATGCGTGTCTTAAATGCTGGTTTATCTAATCTTTTTTCAATCTCTTGCCTACGCTGCAATGGTAATGAATCTTTTGATGCGCCCTTAGCTAGCTTCTTAAAAAAGAACATACGTGAAGCTTTCTGAGCTCGTTGCTTAAATCGATTCATATCAGGCATACGACGCTTTGCCCTCTCACGACCAAGCTTGATCTTAGGAGCGAGCTTTCGCATCATACGCTTACGCGCCATACGTTGCTGCACATTTAATGCTTCGTTAATTTCGGAATTAGCGTCGTTATCGCTAGGAAGGCGATCGACATTTAACATACTTTTAAAGCCCAATGGTTTGGCCATATTACTTCCTTCCTGGTTTATCCCATCCCTTTAATATATCCGGTGAAAAGTTGGCATATGAGAATTCCATACGATCAACAATTTTCACTGCATCACCACCAAGTGTGTCAATTGCTACGTAACCTTCTTGACCTGTTGTTTTATATCCATTGTTGGTCTTTAAGAACGTATTAACATTATTTAGTTTATCAAGTATATTTATAAGTTTTAACTTCGCCATTACGATAGATTTTTGCAATTCAAACATATTTTCTAAAGATTTTTTATTCTGAACAGAAAAAAACTTCATTATATCATCTAATTTTTTCTGTTGAGTAGATTTGCCAGCTTCTGTAGTCCGCTTGTCACGCTCTTTACGATACTTGTTACGTACATAGCGTAGAAGATTCCCAACGTGATTACGGCTGTTTGTAACCACTGCACCGCGGCGCACATAGCTGTTGTTAAACGTTTCAATAATTTTTGCAAGATCTTGATTACTTTCAAGTTGGCGCAATGTTGTACCGCTAATCTGATTAAAGATTTTACCCGCTGTAGTAAGATGTCCATTGACTTCCTCCGTGTCTTTTTTCGACATAGTCAAATGAGTGAGATCTCTCAACATTGCATCCTGAGACCACACGTTCTTAGATTTTTTCATCTTCGATACATCTACACCATAAGAGGCCTTTAGAGATTCAAATGTCGAGCCTTTATACGTGGTGTGCCAGACGATACCGATTTGCGCTGATTGTATGTCTTTCGCCATTTGTGTATTATCTGGCACCGCATATACAATCGTATTCGGATGAAACGTAATATAGCTTTGACCTTTAATCTTAGTCTTTTGCACATCTCCTGGTCCATATAAGAAATCTCCTTGAATAATACCTTTTATGCCAAGTGCAGGTAGATATTGTAAAGCGAGTTTAAGCTTAGTAGCAAGGTCGCCACTAGCATCAGCGTCAACGTCAGCATTACTCTTGTATACTTTGGGAGATTTGTTAAAGATCCCTTTCTTCGCCACGAAGAATCTGTTATCACGAGGATCAGTGCCAGCGAATATAGCAGGAGCACCGTCCCACTTAAGAGATACGTTTCCATCATGTTGTCCTCCTAACATATCACGTAGAGATCTTAATGCCATAATAGCATCTCTACATCCTTTAACACCACCATAGATAACCTTATCCTCGATATGTGTCATATGAGTATTTTTTTGTTCGGCTATAAATTCTTTAAATTCCATTATTGATAAACTTTCACATATGCAGATGATATTTCAGATTTTGAACCAGCGTAATTTACTAAGTCAGTTATAACTAAATCTGCTTTTCCGTTTCTTTTATTGTTTACTAATGCAGCTGTAACAATAATAGATGCAATTTTGCTGTGTACTTTAGCGTGAGTACTAGTAACTAATCCTTCCATAAATTGATTCTTATCTAGATCTCTATGAACTTTTTTAGCCAAATTATAATACTTCATTGCAAACCGAGATTTTACGCCTTTAGTATTTAAATCCTTAGCTTCTCTTACAAGATCATTATTAGAAGGTGCACTAACATTTAATCTATTCTTTAAAGATTGTGTAATTTCGTTCCAACCTCCACTACCTCCGCGAGCAGCTTTTAGTTTAAGCTCTACAATTGGTGCAGCAAGATTCGTAGATGTTCGAATAGTCATTTGACTGCTAGTGTCAAAAATAATTGTTCCTGATTGATTGCGCCAAAAATCAGAACCCATTCTTGCAAAGCTAACTTGTAAACTAGCGCTATTAAAATTGTGTACATTTGTATCATTTTCAATATTTAAAACTTCGCACTTAATACCTGTTTCTGATACTAATTTCTTCAATGAAATTCCAACTAATTTTTTCTCATTTAAATGTTTTACAAGCGTAGTATTGAGTTCTTGTATTGATTCAGTAGGCAATTCACGAGAAGGATTATAACTACTTTTCACTGCCCAAATATCTCCAGGATTCCATTTATCATCTGTAAATTTGCCAAGACCAGAGTTTCTAATTGCAATATCCTTAGCGGTGTAAATCGATTTCATAACTTTATCACCCCTATGAAATGTCATACTACTATCAATGTATTTTTTCTTGATAAGAGTTTTTGCCGTCCAATAAGCTGAGTAGTGCCACGAAGGATCAAGTTCCATCATTTCGCTAATACTAGATCCATCAATAATTGCCCTATCTGACTTTGACTCTAAAACTTTTTGTGTGTAATATTCAAACGGCTGTATTTTTGTCGAAGAAGTCATAGCCGCACAATACAAACACTGTAAGCTTTCACCTTTCTTTGTTTGACCAGTCATACCTTGACCAACACCAGCTCCACCGAAGATGCGAGATTTACCTATCAAAGATGATAGTATTTCCCCTGTTTTTGTTTTTAATATTTGGGCCTTTCTATCACTTTGAATTATGTCTACAGCTTTTTTGTTTTCAGCAGTATCTAGAACTACAATCATCTCACCAGTAATTGTAGGTATTTCTTGACCATCCTGCATAACCTGACGTAATATATCTAGACGAAGTTTTCCTGTTTGAGCATTTGTTTTTGCCAATTCTCCAGGTGACAATCGTCCATAGCCGGCCATAGCTCTCTCCAGTAAGAAATTTTTAAAACGTAACAATGTGTTAGCTCCATTAGATATATCTTACCGCTATTTATAATAATTGTAGACCAAAAAAAGAGCACCTAAATGCTCTTTTTATTACTTACGTCCTAAATACTTAGGTACATTTGCTTCCTTTTTGGCCAACCATTTTTGAAACCAAGTTTTTAACCACTTCATTTTTTTTATCCCTAAAATGGTCCTGATATAGAGTCGGGCATTAAAAACTCTAGGTCAAGATTTCGTAATATAAATTTTATATCTTTTTTTGATAGTAAATCATGAAGACTTCTATGAAACCCACTAATATTTACGTTATATTTTTCTGATCTGATTTTTATGTAATCAACTAGTTGTTGCAAATCCATTTTATTATCATAGATAAGATATGACCATAACGTGGTATTGTTACCGTTTTTTACTCCATTTGTATCTCTATTACCGGTTTTTATTTCATATAACTCATACAAGATAAATTCTGCTGGACTAATATATGCTTGTAAGGATATGGCATTGAACCAATTAATAAAATGTTTATCAGTTCCGAATTCAAGTATGAGATTTTTAGCTACATCAGTTTTTAAAACATATGGTGTATCATTTGCTCTTAAACATAATTGTAGTTTTAAACCTAGTTTTTCGCAACAAAGCTTTGTCCATTGTACTTGATCGAGCTTTAGCCAATCTTTAGACGGTTTTGTATTAACTATTTCATTTATGTTTGATTTTTTTATAAAGAAATTTTTGCTATCTAATAGTACATATTCAGGAGTTTTTATGTCCTTTGCCACTAAGATCTTCAATATTTGCTGACCTATCCAGCCTGAACTTATATCAATCTTTTTTTGACTCGTAGTTACATTAAATCTTTCTAAGTAAGACGAATTGATTTTTTCAAACCATATACTCCATTCATCATACTTACTTTTGATTTCAGCATACACTATATGTACATCACATGAATCTAGAAATGCTGACATGCTTTTACACAACATTTCTAGTTTCCATTTATCTTCGTGATGTGTGATTACTACTAGAGTTCTTGTCATAATTCAGTTTATCTCTATTATTTTCATTCCACTGGCGTACTGCATACTGACGAGCTTTATCACGATTTTCAGGATATAAGTGTTCAAATCCTCGTATGTTCCAACTTTTAGCCCATGCTGCAGTTTGATCTATACTATGTGCTTTCATTTTGAATGCCTTTTAATTGTTCTACCAATGAATGTGAATCTTCGGGCGATTCAATAAGATGTTTACGTGCAGTATACAAACGTTCAAGACGCTGTCTGACTGCACGAACTTTTCGTTTAGATTCCCAAAAACTAATTTCTTTTTCAACACGAGAAAGACCAAGACCAATAGCTTTAGTATCTCTAGTTACACTTCTTATATGCATTCCGCTCATTCGTGTTCTCCACCATTACCTCGTCCTAATCCACCAAAATATTGTGGAGATCTACGAGCTGTTTCAAATGTTCCTACAGTAATTACAATTGCAGCAAGCAATACAATATGAATTACCGCACTGACACCAAATGCTGTCCAACTGCCAACTATAAATGCGAATACAATACACCACATCCACGCTAACACTTGCATAACCATATGTCTTGTACCGAGATGTGGAATATTACTGAGTGGATTTCGTTTATCATCCATCACAGCATTCCAACCATTAACAATAAATGTTCTCACCGGATAAACTCCCTTTTCGTATGTAACTTTTAGTGGATAATGGGCATCCACAATATCTTTAAACTCTATAGCATCATATTGGTCAAGAAAATACCTGACAACAATATGATGCTTAAAGTAACCTTTAACTCGATACATTGAGTCTCCGAGCAAGTTCGGTTGCTATCGCGCTAGTTTTAATATTTGGATCGCTTAAATTAATTGGTACCATTGCAATAGTGCCAGTCATTGGAACAGTAATTTTTTTACCTTCGATTGGAGTAGCACAATAAATGTATGATCCAGATGCACCTTTATCAACGACTTCAAGTTTTAGACCGGCTCGTTTCATATAGCTAGCTCGTTTTCCAGTACATGCACCTAGCTCATTACTTACATGAGTACCTCGATAAATGCCAAGTTCTTGTTGAACTTCTTTAGCTGAAAACCTTCTATTAGGATTGTTAATAACCCAGTCACGAATTGTTTTATTTGTATTCATAATATATAGCCCTCCTAGGCTGTTTCTGCCATTTCAATTGCTTTATCCATAGCTTTACGCTTACGAATATCGTTGCCACCAAACCAGTTAGAATAAAGACGGTTGTCCGCATTGCGACCTTGTACGTGGTCAGTAACAAAGGTTACAGCGTTAAATGCTTGCCACCATGAACCTTCAGCATACTGAGTACCAGGTTGTACATCAAGTGCATCATAGCAAAACTTAGCATTACGAGATAGTGTATCAACAGAAAGTGCTTTATCTTGTACACGCTTATCAGCTGTACGTGGAAACACTGTATTGAAAAATTCAACTACATTATCTTGTGTGTAACGCTTTGAACCAAGGAATTGTGCAACTTCTTTGTATGAGTTCATCATACGTGTTGCAATACCGAGTTGCTCTTTAACCATCGATGCATCGAACTCTGTTCTATGTCCAACTCTTACAGAACGATCAGCCTTTTGATCGAGCGAATAAGTAAGAGTATTGTTACAGACTACACGAATTGGCGTAAAGCGTACGTCAATAGACTTACCATATTGATGTGGATTAGAGAATAGAAGATACGAATCAACTTGGTCACCTTTGAACAATTCAAATGATTCTTTGACTTTAGCCAAAGCCCATACCATCTGACCATCTTTTAATGAACCAGCAGTGTGCATTTCCATATCACCTGCCATTACATACTCTGAGAAGAACTCAAATGCTTCGGTATTTTGTACTGGATTCCAATTTTCACCAACGTTTGTAAGAATACGGCCGTCAGTGTCTCGCACTAAAGACTTTTGTCCAGTTGGCATACGCTTACCATCAAAATCAATATATGATTCAACTTCGCGTACATTCCAATCAAGTTCAGCTTTTTGCATCATTTGAGTTGGTGTTAAATCATTTGATACAGGTACACCAAGACCATGCCATGGAACTTCACCTGCGTATGCCATTGTTTCTACTAAATGTGCCATAATATATTTCTCTCTTTCATTTCATTTTATAGATCTATTATACCCTGTTTTTTCGGAAAAGTAAACAAAAAAGTTTACTTAAAAGCGATTTTTTTCTCGATAGATTTGATATGCTTACACTTCCGATATGCAATGCAATCACATTCAAATCCGTATTCGACCATTTCGACATGATATATATCTCCTTTACTTCCACTAACAGGCCAACGGACACCAACTAAATGGTGGCCACGTGTTTCTATAACTTCACTTTGATGTGCCACGATAACTCCTCACTGCGCCAGGTATCATTGAAGGATATTCGCCAAGATAAGTACCAGCTAAAAGATCGTTTGGTATAATTAGATCTTTGTGTGGATGATCAATGGCATCCCAATTTTTGTGGATAAACTTAGCTAGCTCGTCAAACTCTGCATCAGAGATTAGCGGATCATCTTCAACATAATAAGCATATGCGCACATTAAATATTTTGCAATTGGATTTTTCATTATAGCATCATCAATATTGGTAATGTAGCTACGACGATAACAAATAAAACTCCAGCAATCCATTCATACTTAGCCATTATACTGCCCTTCCACATGCAACTATTGAAGACATCATCAATCGAGCCTGCTTGAGGCGAGACTCGAGATGTTTGATAACTTTTTCGTTTTGGATTGGACGAGCTGCTTCTTCCATCAGCCAAACTGGGAGGACACGAAGCATACGCTCAACACTTTCACGCTGTCTATCAGGTGTAAGAGTGATGATCATACGCTTATAAGCTGCATTTGAGATTGGTTTAGTCATACTTAGCTCCTTCTTTCATTTTATAGATATATTATACCATAGAATGGAGCGTTTGTACATGCTAAAATCGCATTAAAATGAATTTTTTTTACTTTTTTTATTCAGTAGAAACATCGAAGTCTACACCTTCGCCAACTACTATTATGCATGTTGTTTCTTCATTAAAAAATTCTATAAAGGCCCATTTGCCATTTTCAGCATTATATAGCATAGCGTACATTAGTGTGTGAAGTTCATTTTCTACTCTAGCATTTCCTGTAGAAGAAAATAATGGTACAAGACCATCACCGTCGAGTCTATCAAAAACTTCTGCCGGAGTA